GTAATAAATAGAACTACCAGAACCTACAGGTGGTGCAGAATCAGTTGATTCAAATTCAGTCGTAACAATTACGTTAGCTGTTTTAGGTGTTAAAGAATCAGATGAAGACGTTAGGTTAAATTGTGTTTGATCAGAGAATAAGATTAATTTCTCACCCATGTTGATAGCATTTTTTAAGATCGCAACTTTGGTATGAGATGCAGCTACATCAATAGGATCACTGTCTATGACTGTTAATACAGTCTCTGGAAAAAAGTTAAAGAACTCAGATACTCTTGATAAGACCACATTATCATCAGCTAAAAACCCTAGTCTGTTTCTAAAGAAGAATACGTTATTAATTTTAGAACCAATAAAGGAAGGACTAGGTGCAGATATTTCATCACCTACTGTTCTTTCTCCCCACTTAGGTAAGGTGTAAGTTACACCAGATAACGTATAAGTATCACCATCAACTCTTGCAAGTCTAAAATTACCATCAGCCTGTCTTACTAAGACATGGGGCATAGTTCCATAATCAAATTTAAAAGTAATACCTGCTTCTACTGATTCTTCCCACTGCCCTTCTTCAAATGCTCCACCGTTATTACTAATAAATTTAACGTAGTAGTTATCAAAGTTAGTAGATTCATCTCCTTTTACCTCAACCACCATTCCGTTAGGTGCAACTGTTGGTAGGTCAGAAAACTGCTGTACTGAATTTTTTACAGTTGTTATATGTGTATTACCTTGAGTATCAGTAGAATCTATGGAGAAGTTTGAATTATCATTTTTCTTGATATGTAATACAGGACCATTACGAGCAATAGTAAAACCAGTAAGACCAGAATCAAGACCACTTTTTATTGCTGCTGCAACAGTAGCTGTACTAAGAGGGTTATCTGATGAGGTGTCTTTGTTTACCGTTACCCCATCAATGGTGACTGTATAAGTAGTGTTGTCTGTAACCTGGTTAAAGAAGACTATTGCCTGTGTTCCGCTACCTGCTGATAGGGTTGAATCCATTGCAGCAGTAATACTTGTATTAACAATAAAGGTAAAATCAGCAATAGTTATTGTTTTGATCTGTGATCTAGGAGTAGTGCAAGATAGATAGCTAACACCATCAGGTTTATTTACAGTCTTTTCTGTACCATCTAATTCAAATACTCTTACATTATTAGTCGTAAAAATAACAGTATATCTTTCCGTAACATCTCTGTTAATTGTTGTTATATGAGGACTACCAACAGTAGTTTCACCACTAATTAAGTTAGCTACAAACTGTGTACCAGAACGCTTTGCAAGACCTAATACAGGATCGCTATCAGCATTATCTTGTATATCTGCATGATCAGCTTGTTTTGTTGAATCAGCAGCTTGTGAGACTCCTCTAAGCAATGTAGGAATTGCTCTTGATACTACAGCCATAGTTACCTAATCAGTGCGTTTGCTGGTGAATAAGTATCAAAGACACTTGTTAAAGATGGATCACCTCTTAAGACGTTATGATCAGCATTACTTAAATCAGTTTCCATAAGTATTGCTCTTGCTCTAGTCTCGTCTTGTTGTGTGTAGGTTCTTAATCCATCATCACTAACTAATCTATCAACAAATACACGAGCAGCTTTGATTGTTATATATCTTCTTGCAGGTTCTGGTATCTCATCAAATGTTCGAAAGTAAACAGCAGTGCAGATAATATCTTCATCAAATTGAAACTTATTATTTAATCTGTCATATAATTTTAGACCACGTTGTATTGCATCAACCGAAGGGTGCTGATGAATATTAGGATCTATTCTTAAAATATCAGTAGGTAAAGCTATTTGTTTGCTTGCACCATCTCTAGTAAAAGTAACATCTATCTCTGTATTAAAACTCCACCCTTCACTCTGTACATCTTTGTTTACTTCAGTAAGAGTTGATTGAGCAAGACGAGCATCAACAGGAAGAGTACCTGTCAAACTGTTTACAGGAGACTCTCCTATAGCAGCCAACATAATGTTGACGCTTTCTAGTTCAGTGGTGGCAGCAATAGACATTATTGTGTTTTACTCCATTGTGTAAAGGTAAGCTCTCCACCTTTTTGAACATAGTTTGTGTATTCTTTTTTCTTTCTTAATTTTCCGACCAAACCAACATGACTTGGCATTTGGTTTTTAGTCTTAGTTTTTTTGTTTTTACCAAACATAATCAACACCTTGTGTCTTTAATTTAAGTATAGCTGCTATGTCTAGTCAGGACTTAGCAGTCTTTGCAGCATCTTTAAAGTTCTTTGCTGTAGGCGCACCTTTAGTACCAGGCTTCCTCATCTTTTCACCAGATCCAGCAGCGATTCTTTTACGCTTGGCTTGGATGTTGGCATATAAACCTTTCTTTTTTTTAGGTTTAGATTTCTTAATTTTAAGAGAATCTCTATCGTAATGACTTGGCATGATTTACCTTAAAGAAAAAAAAGAGTACCCATTGCTGAGTACTCCGTATGTGTAATTAAGAAGCAGATAGCTTGATTGTAGCTGCACACTCAGGACGGAGGATTCCGTGACCAAGAGCATACTTAGCAACCATCAAAGTACCTTGATACATAATTCCATAATCAGAACCAGATATCTCAGTTGTCATATCCATAAGCTTCACAGTACCAACTGCTGACTTGTGGAATACAAGACCGATAGTCTTGCTGTCATCACCTGCATAGGTGTTGTTTGATCCACCAAGTTCGTTAGTGTCTGCTGCACCAGGAGCTTTGTTATCTTGAGGTACGTTGTTACTCATCATTACAGGAATACCTGCAATCATTTGTACTTTACCTGAAGCAAATGAACCATTACCACCTGGGTTAAAGTCAACATCAACTGTTCTTGTAGCAGACTCAGCTAATTTGTAGTACTCGGCTGGAGGTAAGATGCAGAAACGATCTGTTGTAGGGATGTCTCTTTCATCAAACGCTTGAGCAATGTCATAAATAGCTGCTGCTATCTCATCACCTGTTACGTTTGCTGAAGCAGTATTACCGTTAGCAAGTGTAAGTACTGTACCTCCACTGCCACCTGTAAGTGTAGTAGATGCACGACTCGCATTAGCTATAGTTTTAGCTACGTTTTGATCGTATCTTTTAGCAAGTGCCTTACCTAGCTCAGTAGCATAAATAGACCTTACGTCATAATGATTCTTAAGCTCATCTAATTGTTGAACAAATGATTGTGCAATTAGAAGATCATCAATAGAGATGATTTTTTCGTTAGCTAAGATTTGGTTAGCACCAACAAGAGGAGTACCTGCTGTGTGATACGCTGCTGTAGCTGTACCTGTTACAGGGAACTGTGCTGATTTACCAGAACTGATTGTACGGACGGTGTGAAGGCTATCGTTGAAAACATTATTTTCAGAGAAAGCAGTCAGAACCTCTCCTGAGAAGACTTTAAGAAAAAGTGCATCATAACCAGTACCAGAGTTATTAACCAAACCTAAACGTGAGACTGTAGCGTTAGCCATGAGTTTCCTTTTAGATTAATGTGTTTACTTTGGAACTTCCTTTAGCCCTTCCGTTCTCTCAGCGTTGTCTGACGCATCAGGCACTTTGATATTGAGAAATGTTTATAGAAGTTATCAAAATGATAACAAAAAATTAGTTACAATTCCACTTTCTTAATGCAAGTGCTTTACGAGTAGGTTCACCATTAGGCTTTTTCATCGGTCCTTCAACTCCAGACATCCTTGCACAAAAAGATTTCTTTCTACCCTTTTCTGTTTTAGATAGACCTGATGTTTTAGTAACAGGTCTTTTTAAATTACTACCAGTTTTCTTATTAATATACTTTCTACCCTTCTCTGATAAACCACCAGTAGGGTTCTTATGTACCTTCTTTATCTTGAGACTATCCCTTGACATTTTTCTTTTTAGATTTACGAAGAATCATAAGATCTTCTCTAGTAATTTTATCTCTAGGTTTTGCAACTCTAGCGATTTTACTTTGTTTTTTAGAATAAGGCATGGCTATTTATCTAGTAGAAAAGACATCACTATCACCTAAACGTCTTTGGACGTCTTCTGTGTAGGCAACATCTTTACCATAGCGTTTGTCTGACATAGCAGCTACTACTTCTGCTGTTGATTTGTAAGGTGCAGGTCCGCTTGTTGCAGGTT